CGGAGCGCCCGTTGAGGGTATGTCCCGCGTTCGGCACCCGCTCCTGCTCGAGGCGGTGCTACGCTTTCAAGCCAATGCCCGGTCGGAGCTATTGCCTACGGATGGCCCCGTAAAAATCCGTGAGGACAACAACAACGCGAACGATTCTTCCGACGAGTTGGCCAATGACCTTGAGAACGACCTCAACCATTACCTCACGGCCACTGCCCGAGAGTATTACCCTGATACCGACCGAATGCTCCTCATGTTGGGCTTTGGCGGGACGGCGTTCAAGAAGGTATATTTCTGTCCCCTTCGCAACCGTCCAGTTAGCGAAAGCATCGACGCCGACGACCTCATCGTCAACAACAGCGCCACCGACCTCTACAACTCGACACGCGTAACCCACCGCATCTACATGAAGCCATCGACCGTCAAGCGGATGCAAATCCTTGGCGTTTATAGCGATGTGGAACTGTCGAACGCAAAGCAGGCCAAGCTCGACGCGGCGCAGCGCGAGAAGAAGGCGCAGCAGGGCATCAGCGAGAACGAGAACGATCCCGAGGATCGTGACCGCGAAATCTACGAGTGCTATTGCGAATTGGAAATCGCAGCCTTTGAGCATCGCCGCAACGGCAAGCAAACCGGTCTGGAGATACCTTACCGCGTGACCATTGACGTCTCGTCGCGTGAAATTTTAAGCATTGTCAGGAATTATGATGAAGATACGAAGGATTTGCCGGAGCCTCGGCAGACGTTTGTTAAGTATACCTTCATACCGGGGCTGGGGTTTTATGATCTGGGTCTCCTGCACATCCTAGGCAACACGACCAATGCTTTGACCGCAGCATGGCGCGAAATGCTCGATGCTGGCATGTACGCCAACTTCCCCGGCTTCCTGTATTCCGATGCAGGTGCGCGGCAGAATACCAACATCTTCCGCATCCCTCCCGGCGGTGGTGCCCTGATCAAGACCGGCGGCGCTCCGATCTCGGACGCCGTTATGCCGCTTCCCTACAAGGATGTCGGCCCCGGCCTGATGTCGCTCGTCGAGAATATCAACCAGACTGGTATGCGTGTCGGCGGCACCGCCGAGCAGGCTGTCGGCGAGGGCAAGCAAGATGCGCCGGTGGGCACCACGATTGCGCTGATCGATCAGGCAACCAAGGTTTTGAACGCCGTTCACAAGCGCATGCATACCGCGCAGTCGGAAGAGTTCGAGCTGCTGGTCCGCTGCTTCCGCGAGAACCCTGATTCGTTTTGGCAGCAAAACAAGCGCCCGGCCCGTCAGTGGGACGAGGAAACTTTCCTCCGCGCCATCAATCAGGTGGACCTCGTACCGCAGGCCGACCCCAACACGGCCAGCCAGACCCAGCGTCTGATGAAAGTTATGGCCCTGAAGCAGTTGCAGGGTGCCAATCCGGCTCTATACGACCCGATTGCTGTAGACCGCATGGCTCTGCAGGCCATCGGCTGGTCTAATCCAGAGCAGTTCATGGTGCCCCCAGAGGCTATGGGCCAGCAAAGCAATCCAGAGGCGCAGGCCAAGATGGCTGAGATCCAAATCAAGAAGCAGGATGCTGATACGCGCCTCATGCTTGCAAAGGGCAAAGTTGCCCTTGACGGCGCTCAGCTTCACATGGACAACAACAAGGCAGGCCTTGAGGCGCATAAGACGTTCACGCAGGGTGGCGTTGTGGCTCCGTCTGACCACGAAAAACAAGTCGATGGCATCGACCTGATCATCAAGGAAAAGTTGGCCGATGCTAAGATGGCGGAAGTCAAGATCAAGGCTGCCGAGCTGGCCCAGAAGGCACAGAACGACAAGATTACTGCAGCGCTGAAGCAGGAAGACATGCTGGCAAAAGAACGCATCCAGATGATCGATCTGGCGCAGAATATCGCTGTGCATCCCGAGAGCGACCCCGCCGTCCACCAGCTACTGGGCAACGTGATCCCATCAATTACACAGGGCAAGCAAAATGGATGACGCGCTCCGCAAGCTGGTACAGTCAGTACATGTAATCCGTGGGTTACACCGTGCGGCAGGTGGGCGGGATGCGATCCCTGTCGGTGATCCAAGGCGGGATGAGTTTGAACCAAATCAAAAATACAATGGGTCAATTCCTCAGATAAAATACCTTCCGACTCATGCCATAGATCATTCTGGTATGGCGGGTGAAACGCATCGTGTAAGTGACGATGTTGCTCGTAATATGGATTTTTCCGAACCTGTTGAAGCCACAGCATTTCGCTATAACAGAAATAATGATGAGCATGATCCTAGTGTTATGCTTTCAAATGGTCATCATCGCTTGGCTGCTGCAAAGCAAACGGGTAAGCCACATTTGCCAGTTATGCTTCATGCCCGTAATGCAATGGGTCATAAGCTAAATGCTTTAAAAGCCATGTCTGATAAAATTGAACGTGGGTTATCAAACTTAGACATCACCAAGGCCGAGGGCGGCGACGTAGAAGGATACGCCACAAAGGGGGCAGTAACAGACCCCGCAATGGTTGCCCCTGTAAAGCCAGCACCCGCAACCCAGCAGCAGGCACCGTCCGGCTTCTTCGAGGTTGCGCCCGGCAAGACATATGACCCCAAGCAAAAGGCGTCATGGGAGCAGTTGCATCCTCAGGCCAAACAGGCTGTTTCCAACAAGATGATCGGCGAGTTTATCAGTCCTTGGCAACGCGCAACCGGCTATACCGGCGAAGTGCGCCCCGGCCTTGGCGGGTTTGAAGGCGACAGCAACCCAAATTACACTTTTCACCCCTATAATCCCGATCACATTGGGCCAGCTTTAAATAGCTTGGGCCACCTATTCCGTCAGGATTCCATGATGGGTGCCCATGCGCATCCATTTGAAGGCAGTTTCCCTGCTGGTGTGGTGCGCGTTCACATGCCTGCTGATGTTTCGCCGGAGCATGCCCACGAGGTTTATAAGAGCTTGCATGCGCAAGGTCTTGCCCAAGGCCATTCGACCGATCTAGGCCGTGGAACCATGGACATCATGGCCGGGTCTGGTGGTGATGATACCGTTGAACATGCAAAAGCCATAGACAAACACCTTAAGGGGCAATATGATGTGTCCTCTTATCCTACCAATATTTCATTTCCAGAACATGGGACAAATTATGGCATATCTGGGTCATCGACCAGCGAACCATCCCGAGCATCCACATCGGAAGCCTACGATTCTCTTCGTACCAAAGCGGAAGCTCGACTTGGAGAACTCCTCGAAGAAGCACACCGCCAAGGCGGCGGATACAAAGGCGAAGTAAACTTTGGCGATACGTTAGCGCCGGGGCAACCTAACCCCAATACGGTTTCCGCTCTTATGCCGAAGACCGTCTCCGCCTATAAAGGCCCACCTAAAGAGGGTGAGGCACGACAAGACATATCTCCAGAGCAGCATTCAAGGAAAAACCTTGAAGCAAGCGCACTTCGCATGTGGCGCAATCATCCCGCTTCTGGATATAATGTTGTTGATGGCGAAGAAGCCATTAAAAGAGCAACAGATTTCCAAACCAAAAATCTTTTAGAAATTTGGGATCGAACGCCACCTGCACAACGGCAAACAAGTCGGTTTTGGTATCGTGCGGCACACGCTCTTGGTAATGCATACGCAGATGAACACGACATTATGCCTCGTGCAGCGCATGGAATTATGGCTGTATTGTCGCCCCAAAACCCTTGGGACAAAAATGTTACGCAGGCCGAACGGTTAATGGATATTTTGCACCACCATCTTGATACGCCGTGGACAAACGGCATGTCAGATGTGATTAAAAATGGCGGATCTGGCGGCAAAGGTTTGCCACAGATGAAGGGAACAAAGGAAACAGGGCCGCACAAGTGGTCGGACATCCAAGGAAAAACTTTGCGTGAAGTTCTTGCAGGACCGCATGGCGAGGCTCGTGCTGCAATGTGGTCCCGTGCGTTTGATGAGGCGCATAACCCAACTGAATATAATGCTGTAAGCCCTACCGGTCAGTTTATTGGGACTATGATGAACAAATCTGGGTCGGCCCCCGATACATCCTCGTGGAATTCTTATCTTCCAATTCAAAAAGCTATCAGCATTTGGCATAATCCAAGCCTTGAAAACATTAATCAACAAATTGGTAACAATCACAAAGTTCGTGAATTTTACAATGTGATTACCAATCCACATGATCCAAATGGCGTCGTTATTGATACGCATGCTGTTGCCGCAGGTGATTTGTTGCCTCATGGATCAGCGGCTAAAGCTGTACATCGTAATTTTGGCACGTCCCCTGATAAAAAAGGCAAGGCTTATCTTGAACGTGTAAACGAGCCTTGGGTTAAAGAAGATTCGCCAAAGAAAACAGGTTCTACAGGAGCAATTGGCGATTATCCTATTCATGCAGAATCAGTTCGCAAGGCAGCTTGGGCACGAGGCGTTCATCCTTCTGAAATGCAATCTGTAACGTGGGAGCGTGTCCGTACTTTGTTTAGTGACAAAGGCCCAAAAATGCAAAAAGCGGCTCGTGATATTTGGCAACGCTATGCACAAGGCGAATTAAATCATTCGCAAGCAGTTGATGAAATTTTTAAAATGGCAGGAAAAGGCGATGAACGTGCCGCTTCTTGGCATGGAACTCAGCAAGGTGCATCTGGATTAGGTGATGTCCGCTCTGGGTCTTATGTTCGACCAGTAAATATTACTGCTGATACCCCTGCTATTCAAAGATACGGTAAAAAACCAGAACATGAATCCACTGGCGGGTCGGTGCGCCGTGCATATAAAAAGGGTGGCAAGGTAGAGGGCAGTATTTGGCATCACCGTGACGCGTTTGATGATGGCGGCCCAACCGAGCACGAATCACTAAACGCTGTCGGTCGCGGCGAATCAGAGCAGTCGGCTCCCGAAGCAAGCGTTGAAGATCGGGGCGCTCCACCGTCCGAAGCTGAAAAGCTTGCCAGCCAAGGCCCGATCCCAAGCTGGGCTGGGTTCCATTCAGGCGAAAACGAGGCTGCGGTTAACAAGTCCGCTGCCGATGTCGCCGCAACTCGGCAAGCTCAAGCCGAACGTATGTCGGTGCTCAACAATGGCGTGACCAACGCGCAGGCAACTGCTGCCGAAGCGCCTCCAAGTGCTGCAAGCGCCGCTACGGCGGCTCTGATCAATGCGTTTGGTCCTACTGGCGCGACAACAACTTTTGGACAGCAACCGCCACAAGCTGGCGCGTTTTACGGCGGTGATTCTTCGACGCAACCAATGGCACCGCATACGCCAACGCCTTCGACGGCAGACAACAATAATCCTATTACATCCGCAACAGGAACGCCCCTTGAATCGATTTTGGCTGCCGCACAGCCAAAAGATATCACCCAGCCAGCATTCCCGCACACGCCAACGCCCACTGCGGATGACGCAACACATCTTGGCGGAACACCCGCAACTGGAGCTGTGCCAATGGTGCAGCCTGCCGCCCCGTATACGCCGACGCCTGCGACCGCAACTGCTACCCCGGTAGCGGTTAACCCCCCTGCGCCTACCCCAACTACTACCCCGATAGCAGCAGCACCGCCTGCCAACGTGCCATTGCCGCCGATCAATCCATCGACATACGAGCCAAGCAACCCTATATCGGGCCTTGTGAATAATGTTGCAGGCATCTTTGGCCAGAGCCAGCAGCAAATTCTTGATCGGCAACAAAAGCAGTATGTCGATCAAGGTATGTCGCCTTCCGATGCGTTTACTCATGCTCAATATGATTTAATGGGAATGCAGAACCAAACTAGGCCCACCAATGGCAACGGCGGTGGTAAGACACATATGGTACAGAAGCAGATGCCAGATGGTACATTTCAATGGGTTGAACAGCCATTCAAGAAAGGTGGCAAGGTTTACCGACGCACAGTCGGCTCTCAGATGACAGATCATGTGATCTCGAAATTTGGCGCAAAGTTGCCTGCGTCAAACTATCAACCCACTGGCAGCAAAGCGGGACGCCGCTAACAACTTTGGAGTACGTTACTATGGAAGAATACAAGAAAGACGACCGTGGCCGGTCGAAGGCCCAGCGCCTTACCAAGAACGACCCACAGCAAAAGGTCGATAGCTCGACGTGGACGCCATCGGCTCCTGAAAATGCAGGTGTGAAGACCGGCGCACGTCCGCTTACAAAGCGCCTGTACAAGAAGGGTGGCAAAGTCATCGGCGCAGACGCCATGAAACGCGCCGACCGCAAGCCCCGCAAGGCCGGTGGCCGTGCGCTGACCCCCGACAACCTGATCAACCGCGACGTGCGCATGGCTAATGATGTCCGTGAAGGCATCAAGCATGAGGGCGCGTTCAAGAAGGGCGGTCGCACCAATAAGTTTGGCGGCGGCATGATTGGCAACAATCCTGTTTCCGATCAAAACAAGGCCATGGGCAAGGCTTCTGGCGCTATGAAGAAGGGTGGCCGGACCAAGAGGGCCGATGGCGGTGATGCAATTGCTGACTATCTAAACAAAAACCCAGAGCAGCCTCGTGGCATGCCGGGTCGTGGCCTACCAGCAACAGGCGCACCGATCTATCACGGCGCTGAAGACAAGCACAACTTTATGCCCGACACAAACCTTACCACGCAGGGCAAAAAGAAGGGCGGCAAGATCAAGCACCCAGACGTCGCCGAAGACAAGGCGCTGATCAAGCGCATGGTCAAGCCTGAGGCCCGTACCGGCAAGTATTCCGGCGGTGGCATCTTCTCTGGCAACTCCAAACAGAAGAACCCCGGAGCTGTCGGCGGTCGCAAGGCTCGTGCCGGTGGTGGCCGCGATGTCAGCGATACCGTAATGCCAATGGCAAACTATAACTTTCTGACGGGTTGGAGTGATCTTGATAAGGCAACTCCTGATCAAATTGCTGCAATGAAACCGCAGGATCGTCAGGCTGCATTGGCAGCGCAGGGTCCAAGCCGTGGCGTTATGCCAGC